AAGGAATCCTTCGGGATTAACCTTAGTCGTCAGCCAGCAAGGAACGTGAGACTCGCAAGGATCGGGAGTATTAACGGGGAGATCGTTACGATCGACCTCGAAAGTGCTTCCGACTCTTTTTCGCTTAATTTAGCGCGAGACATCTTGCCTAGTTGGTTTTTTAACCTCCTTTGTGAGTATCGAACGCCGAACACGGTGATGAAGGGTGAACGAGTCGCTTTGAGCATGGTGTCGACGATGGGAAATGGTTTTACATTTCCTCTTCAGACTATGCTCTTCGCATGTGTCGTTCGAGCGGTTGCTGCTAGTATGAACGTCCGGTTAGGACGCGCATCTAGCCGGAATTCCCGGTGGGGCGTATTTGGCGATGACATTATTTGTCCGACAGCAATGTCAGACAGAGTCGTTCGCCTTCTACAACTCATCGGATTCCGGGTTAACCGCGAGAAGTCCTACACCGAAAGGTGCGGGCGGTTTCGCGAATCCTGTGGTGGTGACTTTTACATGGGTCACAATGTGCGAGGAGTCTATATCAAGACTCTTAGCACCCCACAGTCGCGGTATGTGGCAATAAACCTCCTAAATGAGTGGTCTGCGAAGTGGTTGATTCCTCTTCCACAAGCAGTCGGATATTTGCAGGATTCGGTCAGGCATTTGGCAGTGCCCCCGTTTGCCGCAATTGACTCCGGGATACGGATTCCTTATGACTTAACCCTTAATCGTTACGGACTTTGGATTTCCTCTAAGCGCGATACATTTTTGTATCGTGCTTATGAAGCCTGGGTCCCTATGATTGAGATAAGTTCGGAAGGCCGTATTAAACTCCCTCGTAACAATTTCCAGTTACGACAACGTATGTATAACCCTGACGGGTTGTACATGTCGTTTTTAGGTGGTCACATACAGAGTAGCAAGATCCCGATCTCCCTTAAGCAAGGAGAACGGCCGCGCTACAGGCTGAAGACACGGCGAGCCCCATTCTGGGGCCCGTCTGTCGAGCAGGTGCATTTGCACGCACCTGGTTTTTGGGGACGGTTTAATACCGTCGTTCCGTTCAACCTTCGGTTGACGGAATCCTAGGACTAAGTCCTCCGTG